CCTCTTTTTACACTGAAAAATTCGCATAATTTTTTTTACGGAGGAAAAGCAATGGGAAAAGCCAAAGAGAGCGCCCAGACTTTTGATCTGGAGAGCCGTATAGCCGAGATCAAGGAGCGGGCAAAGCAATCGGGAGTGGAGCAGAATTTCTTTTTTCTGACGACGCTGGAAAGATACGAGCAACTTTTAAAAATCGGCGAGGGCATGAAGGTCGAGGTTGATAAAGCTCTGGCAAATGGAGAGCTGACAACTGAAAAATCATACGGCGGAAAGAACAATACGTATGCGAACCCTATCTTTCAGTCATACGACAGAGTAGTAGCATCGTCCAACAAAACAGTTGAGACGCTGATCAGAATAATAAAGAGTTTTGCCGCCACAAAGGATGAGCACCCTGACGATCCTTTGATGGAAATCTTAAATGGCACTGTCAGCTGACCATCCCGCACTGAAATTTGCTAAGAAGTGCGCGCGAAAGAACAGCCCGGCGCCCAAATACGTCAGGATGCAATGCCAGGACTTTGTAAAAATAGCAGGCGGCAAGGATAAAAAATACGACATTGATGAGAATATCGTCAAAAAGATAGACGCCATACTGAAGCTGACAATAATGCCTAAAGGCCTAAAAGTCGGGCAAAATATGTATGAGTGTTCGGAAGGGTACCAATGGCTGTTATACATTGCTGCGCTTGCGGTGGTGCAAAAGAAGGATCACACGAAACGCAGATACGAGACGATACTTCTGGAGATAGCCAGAAAAAATTATAAAACCTATGCGGTAGGTATGATGTTTATATTGCTATTCATCCTGGAGCCGCCGCTTTCGAAATTTTACTCAGTAGCACCGGATGGAGCGCTTAGCCGGGAGGTTAAGGGCGCGATAGAAGATACGCTGCGGATGTCTCCGCTTTTGTATGAGTACATGGGTGAAAAGAGATTCAAGATCCTGAGGGATTACATCGAGTTTCTGCCCACAAAGTCCAGATATGAGCCGCTTAATTATTCCACCAGCCGTATGGACGGGCGTCTGCCGAACGCGTTTCTGGCCGATGAGGTTGGCGCGCTGCCGAATAACTACCCGATTGAGGCAATGGAATCAGGGCAACTCAATATCCTGAACAAACTTGGCTTTATTATCAGCACCAAATATCCGACAATAGACAATCCGTTCGAGGATCGCGTGGCATACGCCAAGAAGGTACTTGATGGAATAGAGAACGATGAAAAGATTTTTTCGCTCCTGTTTGAGCCGGATGACACAGAGCACTGGGAGCAAAATGACCTGATATTAAAGCAAGCCAACCCGGTTGCGTGGAATAACAAGCTAATCTGGGAAGACCTGTTGTACAAGCGCAAGCGGGCTATTGCGATGGAAAGCGCCAGGGAGAACTTTCTGACGAAGCACTGCAACATCATCTATGCCGGAGCGGGGACCGAGACGTACATAGACGTTAAGGCCGTTCAAAAGTGCAAGGTCAAGGAAATTGACTGGAGCGGAAGAGAAGTGTGGGTAGGCGTGGACCTGTCCATGACAAATGATAATACGTCGGTTGCCTTCGTTTCGGAGGAAAATGGAACGATACTGGCGGAGAGTTTTGCCTTCATTCCGGAGGGAAGAATTGACGAAAAAAACAAGTTTGAGAAAATCGATTACCGCAGATACATTAAGGGCGGAAAAGTTATCGCATGCGGCGATCTCACAATCGACTATGCGACGGTTGAACAGTTTGTATTCAATCTGGAGGAGCGGTTCGGCGTCACAATCATCGCCATCGGCTTTGACAGATACAACGCAATGAGTTCAGCCCAAAAGTGGGACGAAAAATACAACACCATAGAGGTTAAGCAGCATTCAAGCGTATTACATCCTGCAACAAAGCTTTTGTTCGAGAAGATAACGGACCAGGAGTTCATGTACACCGAAAATCCTCTTCTCGAAATCAATTTTCAGAACGCCAGGTGTTCTTTTGACACGAATCTTAACCGGTATGTAAATAAAAAGAAATCAAACGGCAAGGTGGATATGGTTGTATCGCTCATAAATGCGGTCCACCTCCTACAACAGGACAGGCTATTTAATTACAGCGGATTTGTAGCACAGGTGATTTGATATGGGATTATTTGACAGATTCAAACAGGAAGGGAAAATAACTTTTTCAGACACGCTTTTGAATGCAATCATAAGCGGCGAAACCCTTTCCAGAGAGCAGGTTAAAAGCATACCACAGGTTGCAGCAGACATTGATCTTATCGCGTCGACGTTTGCTATGATCCCGTTCAGGCTATATAGGCGCACAAAAGACGAAAGTGACAACGAGAAAATTATCAGATTGGATGATGATATCAGGGTGCGCCTGCTCAACGGTGATACCGGAGACACACTGGACGGTTATCAGATGAAAAAAGCCCTGTGCGAGGATTATTTCTTAGGATACAACGGCGGAGGATACGCCTTTATAGAGAGGCAGGGCAATCACGTGAAGAGCCTGCGCTATGTTAAAAGCGAAGATGTTGGGTTCTTTATGAATGATGACCCCATCTATAAGCAGTATGAGGTGTCTGTAAACGCCGTAAGATACGCAGATTACGAATTTTTGAAGCTTCTGCGCAACACAAGAAACGGTGTATACGGCGAGAGTATCGTCAGAGAGGTGAATGAGGCACTGCAGGCTGCGTTTTCAATAATCGCTTTTCAAGTCAAGACACTCAAAAAAGGCGGAAACAAGCGTGGATTCCTGCAGGCGGATAGAAAACTCGGAGACAACGAAGTCAGGATTCTTAAGGAGAGTTGGAAGTCTCTTTATTCTGAGAATGGAGAAAAGGCTGCAGTACTCAATAATGGCGTGACTTTCAAGGAATCGTCTGAGAGCGCTACAGAGCTACAGTTAAACCAGAGTAAAGTTACCCTGGACAAGGAGATAGATGGGTTATTCCACGTATCGGAAGACTATGAAAAGTTCGTAAAACGTGCTGTATTGCCAATTGGCAGCGCGTTTGAAGCATCTCTCAATCAAGTGCTATTAAGAGAATCAGAGAAGGGAGAATTTTACTGGGCAGCTGATTATTCGGAACTCTTAAAGGCGTCAATGAAAGACAGATACGACGCATACAAGCAGGCAAAGGATACAGGATGGCTGATGATCAACGAAATCAGAGGAATGGAGAACCTGGATCCTGTTGAGGGCATGAATGTTCTTAATGTAGGGTTGGGAGCGGCCCTTTACAATGTCGAAACGGGCGAATACTACATCCCGAATACTGATACAGAACGCAACCGGGCGGCAAAAGAAGAGCCCGAAGGCGGGAAAGGAGAAGACGAAGGTGAGTGAAATATATCTCTACGATGAAATTGTAAGCGAAAAATACACTGACTGGGGCGGCAATGAACACGGTATTGCGCCGTCGGACATTGCTGACGTACTGCATCAAGCAGAAAACGGAGAGACCGTCGATGTTTTTGTAAATTCTCCGGGCGGCTCAGTATTTGCCGCAGTTGCAATGGCCAGCGAGATAAAGCGGGCAATCCAAAGAGGCGTAACTGTCAATGCTTATGTTGACGGCATTGCCGCAAGCGCAGCCTCATTTCTGATTATGGCATGCAGCAGCGTAAACATGTATGAAGGAACCATGCTTATGGTGCATAAGCCTATGAGTTTTTGCTGGGGGAATGCAGACGATATGATGAAGACTGCCGAAGACTTGGAGAGCATTCAGGAGGGGACATGCATGCCGGCATACCGTTCAAAACTTAAGGGCGACGAAGAAGAACTCAAAGCACTTATAGCGAAAGAGTCATGGATTTCAGCCAAGCAGGCTGCAGAAATGTTTAATATCACTATCTGTGAAGAACGCAAGGACGCGAAGGATTCTCTGGATCCGAACGTAATTGCTAAGTTCGGCTATAGAAATGTACCCGAACAGCTTATAAAAAGGGAGAAGCCAGAAGAAGCGCCCGCTATTGATTACTCAGAGTATGAACAACGTATCAGCAAGCTTTAGGAGGTAAGCAGATGAACAAGAAACAGTTACAGGAAATGCTCAATGACACAAAGGAAAAGATGCAGGCCATCGTTGATACTGCAAAAGCCGAAAACCGCCCCTTCGGCGATGAAGAGACCAAGCAGTTTGGGGACTTCGAGGCAGAAGCTGTGAGGATCCAGAAGACTATCGATGCAATGGATACTATTGACAAGGCAAAGACGGTTCAGATCGTTAAGCCCGAGCCCGCTTTATCCGCAGAAGAGAAGGACATCAAGAACTTTGCGGCTTACGTAAGGGCAAATATCAGCGGCGACGTTCGCCAGGGGGATTCCAATATCACAAAGGGCGACAATGGTGCAATCATCCCTAAGACAATTGCAAACCAGGTGATCAAGGCCGTGTCTGATATTTCACCCATCTTTGCACGCTCAAAGAAATATAACGTCAAGGGCACTCTTTCAGTTCCTACCGTGATAGCGGCAAACAATGGCATCGCAATGGACTTTGCAAGTGAGTTTTCTGATCTCGAGTCTGTATCTGCGCAGTTTACAAGTGTTGACCTTACAGGATTCCTTGCAGGCGTGCTCGTAAAGGTTTCCAACAGCCTTATTAATAATTCTGACATTAATATCGTGAATGAGATTATAGGGCTTATGGCAGATGCGGTTGCCAAGTTCTTTGAGAACCAGCTCCTCAACGGCAGCGCAAATATCGATGGCATAAAGAGTGCTACAAACGTAACCAACGCCGCATCCAAGACAGATATCACTGTAGACGAGCTCATTGCCGTGCAGGACTCAATAAAGAGCGCGTTCCAGAGAGATGCTTGCTGGATTATGGCACCTGCGACACTTACATACCTGCGCCAGCTTAGATATGGCGGCACAGGTGAATACATTCTTAATCCCGACCTTAGGACAGGATTCGGCGCAACGCTTCTTGGCAAGCCTGTATTCACATCCGATCAGGCTCCCGCAATTGGTCAGGGCGCGAAAGCGATTGTATACGCTGACTTCAGGAATGCCTTAGCAGTCAAACTTGTAGAGCAGTTTGAACTTCAGGTGCTTCGCGAGAAATACGCAACACAGCACGCAACAGGCTTTGTTGGATGGACAGAGTTTGACGCTAAGATTATCAATGACCAGGCTATCGCAGTGCTTAAAATGAAAGCATAAGGAGGTAGAATATGTCTTCTTTCAACACTAAGAATTATAACACTGATAACGGCGACAAGACCGTTATCGGTGGCACCCTCGCATTCGAGGATGGAGCTAAAGTAGAGAATTTCCCGGGGGCTGTAAATGTTCCTGATTCTGGGACGGCATCACAGAAAATCGACGCCCTCCTGGTTGCGCTTAAGGACGCAGGGCTTATGGTGGGCGATGCATGGAGTCTGTCATTCAAGACGGCAACCGGAGCAAGTCTTCACGATATGTCTACGCCTGAGACTCTGGATAATTCAAAGGACGTCACAAGCATAGTCCTTTCGGAAGGAGTTATCACGGTCACCCTCTCCAAGAAAGTTAGCCAGCTTAAGGACTGCGCGCATGGTGAGCCTTGGGGCACACACAAATGGCTTGGCTTTGGCATTACCACAGGTATTGCTTCTACTGTAGCTGGCGTCATATTCTCTCAAGACGGTAATGACATCACACTTACTGCTGATGACGACGGCGAAGCAGCTCATATCGGTCTCTCCGGAGGCGATTTCGTGCTTTATATTAAAGCTGAGATCGTAAAGGAGAATGGCGGCCTAGTGTTTGCATTGAGCGGACTGGGCAAGCAGAAGACGACTTACAAACTTGTTATTGCAGAGCCTTCAGAGTAAATGGCAACGTGGGCGGTGCATGTGGCGCCGCCCTTATATGAGGTTTAATCCATGAAAGTAAGCGAACTGACAGGTGTTATCGTGGCCGAGTACATCCACATAGATCCACACGATCCATTACTGTACCCAGTACTGGAGGCTGCTATAAGTGAAGCCTGCCAGTACACGGGCTTGACAGAAGAGCAGCTAGACGACTATGAGGATATCACTATAGCGGTATTGCAAATGGCTGCGGACAATTATGATATCCGCTCCAGGCATGTTGACAAGCCAGAAAACAACAGTATGGTAGATAGAATACTGTCGATGCACTCCGTAAACTTGCTGCCCAAAGAGGATATATCATGATTCAAGCGGGAGATTTGAGGTGCAAGGTAGATTTTTACATACCCGATGCATCCACAAACGAATACGGCGAGGACACTATCGAGGGGTTGAAACTTGTTAAGGAGAAGATTCCTGCGCAGATAATCCCTACAAGTGGAGTTAATCGCAACATGGATGGCGGGCTTGACGATACTGAGGTTACTCACAAGATGAGAATTCGAACCGGTGCCATAGAACTGTCGCCGAACATGGTAATTCTATACGAAGGGCAGAGGTACGACGTTAGATACTGGCAACCAGTCTACAACAATCAGCGATTTATGGAGATAATGACTGTTATGGAGGTGTCAATATGAGTGACATCGAATGCGATATTTCCGAATGGACAGATTTTGATAAGGATCTTTTGACATTTATTGAGGAAACGATGCCAATAGAAACTAAGAAGTTCATGAGGCGCGAGGGCGGTAAGAACAGAACGGTATCGAGACGGACAGCTCGCTCTACAGTAAGAAAAAAGACAGGAAATTATCTTAAATCCATATCCGCATCAAGAGCGTGGCGTAATAGCCAAGGTGGATATGGAGTGTATATCTACACTTCGAGACCGCCCGGCTTCCATGCACATTTGATAGAGTACGGCCATGAAGTGTACATACGCGGAAAGCCCACAGGCAAGCAAACTAGAGCGTTCCGCATCATGGAGCGAGGAAACCAGTTGTTCAGGAGCACATTCTGGGGCGATACCGAAAAATTTATCCACAAACTTGTAGATAACGGCTTGAAGGGTAGATAAATGACAGTAGGACAGATTCACACGGCTGTTATTACAGCATACAAAGAAGCTATATCTGGAGACAATACATACAAGAACTGCAAGATAGTGCCCATAGACAGGGAGACAGAAGACGTAGTGCGCGGCCAGTTCATGACCGAGTACGATGCTAATTACTCCCGGGAGATGGGGCTTAGGGTTACAACCCTTAACGAGGACCTCTACTATTACGCCAGAAGTGCAAAAAAGTGGAAAAAAGAGTGCAACGACCTGCAAGAGCTTCTGGAACTGAGACTTCTGAGAGGAATCGGCGAATTTTCAATAGATGATATCCAATGCGAAACCGGGCACACCGGCGAAACCGGCGGAGTGCTGCATGTATCGTTTACTATAACATTCCATGAAATTGCGGATTTTGACGGCAGGGAAGCTGCTGCAGAATATATGGATACTATAGACACATCTTTAACAATTCATACAAACGGAGGTAGCGTATGAACACAGCAACATTACCCAAAATAAAAGTTGCGTTCAGGAAGCTTGCATCTACGTTCCTGGAAAGATCGGAGCGCGGCATTGCCATTCTGATCGTAAAGGAAGATGGCGAGACATCGGGCAACGATTATACTCCTGTTACAGCATCTATTCAGGAGGTGGATACGGGAACAGATATTACAGGCTGGAGCAATGCAAACGCGGCAAGGATCAACGATATGCTTGCCATAGCACCGTCGAAAGTCGTGATCGTTACCATAGACAGTTCGTCCGGGACTATAGCGGATGCTACAGCTCTTATTGAGGCGCATTACCAGAATGGTCGTGTAACAATAGTTAGCGAAACCGCAGGGGATTATTCGGCGCTTGTAACGTGGGCAAAGACCAAGAAGTCTTACCACGTTTTGACAAGTGGCGTTTCCAACGCCGACAGCCGTTACGTAGAGAACGTAAACAGCCAGAATATTGTATTTACATCCACCTGGGATTCAGGAAGGACAGGACAGGGATCATACGCCCGGACCACATCTACAACCAAGGAGCTGTTGCCCATGATAGCGGCAATACTTTCAAAGGCAAATGTGAACGGCGCCTCTAGCAAGGTTCTTACAGCATTGGAATCATGCACAGATGTATCAACGCCCGACACGGTGGTAAATAACGGTAATATCATCATATATAACGACTGGAGCAACGGAGACAGAGTGGTAAGACTCGGTACTGCAGTCAATACACTTGTTACATTCGACGATACAGAGGCGGACGGCGATAAGATCGAGGATATGCGATACATCGAAGTATCTGAAGCTGCCGACATGATAAGGCAGGATATCACAAGCGTCTTCAGAGATGAATACTCGGGAGTGCGCAAGAATTCTGTTGATAATCAGCAGATGCTTCTGGGCTCAATACAGGACTATCTGGATAGGCTGGCAGAGGACGAAATACTCAATAATCGCATAGCGAATACGGTCTATCTTGATGCTGATGCACAGCGCAAGGCTTGGATTACCGTTAATCCGGATGCATCTGACTGGGATGACGCAACAGTTCTTGCTAAGCCGTTCCAGAGGAATGTATATCTTGGAGCCGAGATACAGATACTGCAGTCTATGCAGAACCTGACACTCAACATTTTGCTTGATTAAGGAGGCACGAAATGTTAAAAGGCAACGATCAGAAAATATATTTTGATGGAGAGCTCCTGTCTACACTTACGAAGGCAGAAGCTAAGCTCACACTTGACTACGAAGAGATAGAGCTTTGCGGACAGTACGGTACAGAGCATGAATACACCGGGTATTCCATCGAGGGCACGATTACTGTCAAGAAGGTTAATTCCGATGTACTCAAGAAGGTAAATGAGGGCATAGTTAATGGCAATATGCCTGAGTTCGTTATCACAGGAGTCAATCTTTCCAGCAACGGACAGAATGAATCTGTCACGATACAGAATGCTCAGATTACTGAGATTGCCCTGTTTAACGCCGAAGCAAAAGCCGTAATAGAGGAAGAGATTCCCTTCAATGCGTCAAAGTTCCAGGTAACCAGCTTTGCATAAGGATAGTGTATGGGAGTAAAAAACGAGAAAAAGCTCCAGCGCGTAACACTGGAGCAACTTCTCGCTGCTAAGATGCAGCGAGAGAAGGATAAACTTACCGTGAAGGAAATTGAAGTGCCCTCGCTGGGTGGAACATTGCTTTTTAAGCGCCCGAGCGATGAAAGCATATTTGATGCGGTCAACGTTATCAGTAAAGATGAAGACGATATGCGGACCATTATGGATGAAATGGCGCGGATAATATATGAATGCTGCGATTTCTTTCACGACAAGGAAGTTTATGAGGCTATGGAGGTGGGGGACCCCATCGATATAGTGTATTCGACCATGACTAAGATGGATATCATGCAAGTGGGCGAAACGGTTTGCGAAATGAACTCTCTTTTTGAAGGGATTGGTGAACAACTAAAAAACTCATAGACGCGGATCCCGACCTTCAAATGTTTCAATGGTACGTTACAAGAGGGTATCCGCTGACAGACTTATTGCAATTAACATGGGCAGAGAAGTATCTCCTGCACATGGCCTATGAAAAATATGCGGATGGTCTGGATGAAGTTGCAAAGGAGCTCGGATAATGGCCAGAACCGTGACAACGGTCCTCACGCTAAAGGACCGCATGACAGACAAATTCAAAGCGATTAATAATGCCAGCGACAAGACAGCCAAGGGCGTGCAGCGTAAATTTACGCTAATGGGCAAGAAAATCAGCAATGTCGGGAAGAAGTTCCAGAATGTCGGGAGAGGCCTTACTGCAGGCGTGACAGTCCCTATTGTGGGCGCGGCTACCGTTGCGACGAAAAAGTTCGCAGAAGTAGATAAGACAATGACGCTTGTCAAGTCCACCATGGGCGATGCAAAGTATGCAACAGCAGATCTGAATCAGGCCATGAAGGACGCAGCGGCAAATTCAACATACGGCATGGATGAAGCAGCGCAGGCGGCGCTCAATTTTGCCAGAGGCGGGAAGGATGCGGCAGAGGCTTCTGCCATGCTGGGCCCGGCAATGAATCTGGCTGCAGGGGAGGGCGGCGATCTTGACACTGTATCGGCAGGGTTAATGGCGACCATGAACGCTTTCGGAGCTGATGCAGGCGATGCGGCGCA